AACAAATTAAATTTAAAAAGAAAATGTAAGATTGACAATTATTTACATAAAGCAAGTAAAATAATTGTTAATAAATTAGTTACTAATAATCTTAACACATTAGTAATAGGTAAGAATATGGGGTGGAAACAAGATATAAATAATGGAAAGATAAATAATCAGAATTTTGTAAATATACCACACAGTAGATTTATAGATATGTTATCATATAAATGCGAAAGACGAGGTATAAATGTTATATGCAAAGAAGAAAGTTACACAAGCAAAGCAAGCTTTCTTGATTTAGATTTAATACCCACATATAAGAAAGGCGATAACACTAACTATAAGTTTAGTGGCAGACGAATAAAGAGAGGGCAATATAAGTCTAAATCAGGTAGATTAATAAATGCTGATGTAAATGGAGCATATAACATATTAAGGAAAGCAATTCCAAATGCGTTTAGCAATGGAATAGAGGGTGTAGGAGTACATCCAATTAACATAAAATTAATAAAGTAGATAAATTTCTATTTATTTTCATACTCAACATCACAATCAATATGGTAAAAATTATTTAAAAATTCGACTTCATTACAACTAAACGTAATAAGTATATTATCATCAAAATAAATTGCAAATTTTTCCATTTCTGGTAAATATGCGGTTATTATTCCAAAATCACCTTTTTTAATATTAATGCTTTCATTATCTTTTTTTGAATAAGCAATCCCATGTTTAAAATTATGCACCGCTTCTTTAAGTTTATTTTTAAATTCATCAAGTGTTTTCATTTTCTTTATTATTAATTTATTGTATTATTTAATATTTTCCAAAACCAAATATATATCATCATAATTTTCAATACAACTAACAGCTTCAGTATAAGTAATTGCTATAAATCTACGCTTTCCTACAACCGAAAAAATTCCCAATTTTTCTGCTTCTCTAAAAAATTCATCTACAAATTTATTTGGAATTGTTGTTCTTTCGGAGATTAGTTTTTTTAATTCTAAACCACCAATTACTTTATCACCAACATTTAATTTACCTTTATTATAGATGAAACTTAATAATGTTTTATATCTTTCTTTTTTCTGTAATATTTTTTTAAACTTATCTTTATTTATATTATATAATTTTTGTTCAAAATTTTCACGATTATAAATTCCAAATATTATCAAAAGTTCTGAACAGAATGCAATAATTATAAACAGAATAACATTTTTATTATTCTCATTATTATTATCTGATTTAATATTAATAAAATTAAGTTTTAAATTTTCTATTCTTTGTTTTAATTGTTCATCAATTTTATCGGACTCAGCTTGATTTTTATCAATAATCTTAGTATTTTTATCAATACTCGATTGATAATCATTTCTAACAACTCTATATTCAATAGGTGTTTGAGTTAATTTATCTCTTAAATTATTATTAATTGTTCTAAGACTAATATTATCATCTACATATGTTTTTTTCTTATCCTCATATATTTTTGAAATACTATCAATTTGAACATCCATTTTAACTTCAGCAATATTATCTTTAAATATTTTAATTGTTGCTAAATCTTTTGAACCAACTAATGATAAATAAAAACTTAATAATACAATTGAAACTGATATAATAAACCAACCAAATATTGTCGGACTTATTTTTTTATTGTTAGCAACATAATCAGAAGAAAAGTTTTTGATTAAAATTCTTTTAATTACTTCAAATATTGTTAAAAATAATACACTAAAAATAAATGATAAAATTGTTGCCCACAATCCATTAATTAAATTAATTGAAATTGCCTTAAATAAGGATGGATAAACTAAAAAATATGCAAAAAATATTGAGCCAACATTTCCAATAAATGATGAACGATATAACCATTTATCAAGACTTTTATTATTACTTTCAAAATCCTTGACCTTAATTTTCTTTTCTAATTTATCAAATTCTTTTAAATCCATTGCTAATATTTTTTATAAATAGTAATTGAACATATTTTTCATTCTAAACTCAGTGATGAAATTCCATCATCATTTAATTTTACATCAATAGTGTAATCGGGATTAACATTAGCCATTTGCTCAATAATTAACACTTTTTTCATATTATTTTTTATTAATTGTAATATTTCAATAAATTCTTCTACACTATTTTCATCTAGTTTACCCATTACTTCATCTAGTAAAAAAATTGTTGGTTTTGCTTTAACATTAATTTGATTTAATGCAAATTTTAATACCACACTTGAAAATGTTCTTTCTTTACCGCTTGCACTAATACAATCAATAATTGCTGGTCTATCATTATATTTTAACTTAGGTTTCAAATCATCAATATCAAGCCATACTTTAAATGGTGCTACCGATAATATATTCTCCAAAGTTAAATTAATTTTTGGAATAATATAATTACATAACATTTGTCTTGGTATACCATCACGATGAACACATTTTTTATATAAATTCATAATGTTATCTCTATATTCTTGTGCTTTGAATTCTATAATTATTGCTTCATTACTTTTAATTTTAAATTGTTTTTCACCAACACTTGTTTTTCTAATATAAACATTTTCATTCTCATTAGTCTTATCGGTTTCAAGGTCAGCTATTTTTAATTTAGCAGTAGCGATTCCCTTTTCAATTTTTTGATTTTCTTCTATTTGAAGTAAACTGTTTTCATGATTAGTAATTTTTTGCTCAAGTATACTAATTTTTAATTCTTCATTTTGAACTTTAGTTGGAATTGAATCTAATTCAGTTTGTAATTCTTTTCTTTTTTCGACATCATTTTTTTCGTTAATTAATGTTCCAATTTCATTAAGAATTGTTTCCATTTCCAATGAAGAATGTTTTATTTCTTCTTTAATTTTTTCTATTTTAGTGTTTTTTTCACTAATAATTACTTTATGCTTATCAGTATCAATTGTTTGCTTAGTATTGATTTTATCACTAATTGCATACATCTCAACTTCTTTTTCTTTAACAGTCTTTTCAATGTGGTCTTTATGTTCTTGTTTATCAATTATTTGTCCGCATTGACTGCAAACCTTACTATTTTTTAAATCAACAATTTCTTTTTTTAATTTAACTCCATCTTGTTTTAACCTAAAAATATCACCATTAATTATTTCTATTAAATGTTCTTCACTTGATTTTTCCCCTTCAAGTGTTTTAATTAATAATTTTTGATTATATTCATTGGTCTTGTGTGCTTCTTTCTTTTCAAGAAGAACATTTAATCTTTCTATATCATATGTTTGTTTTAACGGTAATATACTTTGCTTTAAAACCCTTTCTCGTGCCTTTATTTCAACAATGTTTTTATTATTGTCACTTATATCATTTCGTACCTTATCTACGTCCAAATTGTAGATTTCGGTGTCTATTTTATATAATTTCTTCGTTAGGTCTTCAACATATTTTCTACCAATCTCAATTCGATTTATAATATCTGGTAATTTTATTGTCTCAATATTACTTATCTCATCTTCAAGCGTAGCAATTTCTTGTTGTAGTCTTGCATTTTCTGCATTGGTAATTTCAACATTACAACTAACTCTCGATTTTTCATTCACACGTTTTTGATAAACTTTAAATCCTTCAAGTTTTTTATCGAATATGTCCAAACCACTATCAAATAAAATACTGTCAATAAATGTAGATTGGTCATTACTGAGAATACGATTGAGCGTGTCTGAGGTAGTCATTACGATTCGCATAAAATTATCATAACTACCAATAATTGATTCAATTTTCTTTTGAGTTTTCACTCGTCTATCTTCATCAAGTTTTACTAATGATGTTTCTTCATTCATTACATCATCAGGTGTTGCAAATGCATAATAATTTAATGTGGTTGGTGTACTTGTAATCTCACCACTTCTATTTTTTATGATTTCTGTTTTCTTTTTAATACCGAAATATTCACCATTTGCTTCAAGTACAAGATATGCTTCACAAAAATTTGCATCATTTCTATTATTTATAAAACGCATATCACCAAACTTCATTCGAGTTTCAGTTTCCAATGTTCTCCCAAAAAGTATATAACTAATTGATTTTAAAATTGTTGTTTTCCCGTTCGCATTTTTTCCGACTATCTGATATAAACCATCTTCATTTCGCCAATCAATATCAAATTGGTCATACGACATGAAATTTTTACCACCAAATTTAATTACATTCCATTCAATACTTTGATCCGTAGTTATCTCAATTTCATTTAAAATTTCCTCATCGAGCGCAAGCACGTCAGTAATCAATTGTTCATCACAACCAATTTTAGTTAAATATTCTTTAAATATTTCATGTTGCACTGTTTTATCAGTTACATTTTGTAAAGTGATATTTTCGTTTACATCAATTTTTTCATTTTCAAGAAATTCATTTTTATGTGAAATGATAATATTTTCATATTTAGACTTTAAATATTCAATTACTTTTCTCTCATTTTCTTTTGTACGTGTCTGTGGTAAAGTACCCCAAACAAACCTAACTTTCATAAATTTAGTTGGGTTGTCTATCACCAAATCTAAATCATCAAAATCAGTATATTGTGTTATTCTTATATTTTTAAATGAATAATCATTATGTATTGGAATTTCTTGTACTGTTTTATCTAAAATATTCCATAAGATGTAACCGTGGAAACAAGAATCTCCCTCGGTTATATCCTGCGATATTAAACTTCCTGAGTACGCTTTAGTTTTATTTTTATCCAAATATTGTTGGATATGAATATCGCCGAACATAGAATAGTCTGATTTAAAGTCGCTTATCTTATAATAAGACTTACTTTTCATTTCAAAACCAGTTGTAGTTTTACAACCATTTATTGGATCATGAAATAAATCAATATATATTCTAGCATTAGTTTTTCTATCAATTTCAATTTGTTTACCTTGTTTGGTTTTATGTGGATTGTTGTTCTTATCACCATGATGGAAGACTGCCCAAGTTACATTTTCATCATCATAAAATCCTGTCTTATTATAATAAATTATGTTGGGATTATTTAATATTTTTGTTATGGCTTCAATACTATCAGTTCTTTTATTATTTTTACGAAGAAAATCGTGATTACCACGAGTTATTCTAACTGGAGCAATACTAGCCAATGTATTTAAAAAATTTGAAGCTAAAATTAATTGTTCGCTTTCTAAATTCAAATAATCGTGAACCAAATCACCCACAATTATTATCCTATCGGGCTTTTGTTCCTTTAAACTTTTATATAAATTCTCAAATACTTTTTGATATTCTTCATTACGTGAAGGTGACTTACGGATATGAATATCAGCAAGTTGGATTATTTTTCTGACCACATTAAATATATTACATAAAATTATTTTTACAAATATATTGAATGTAAATGTATATTACTAGTAATTTTTAATTAATATGTATGATTTTCTTCAATAAATTTATTAATATCAATTATTAATGTATTAACATTAGTATAAATTTTATCAAAATATTTATCAGGAATAATATCTTTTTTTATTAGCGATAAATAAAAAAGTTTAATGCCATGTTTTTTACATAATTCATATTTATTCTTATCACGTTTAACATTTTCAATATAAGCTTTTCTTCCACCAAAAAATTTTGATGGTATGAAATGTTGCTCACCTTGATGCTCAACCCCTATTTTATATTCGGGAAAATAAAAATCTATTGATTGTTTTCCAAACCAATCCTTATTTTTATAATTATGAATAAAATTAAATTTATTTTGAATTAATATTTCTTTTATTCTTTGTTCTAGTAAATTAAATTTTTGACCACATAATGGACAACCAGAATTCTGATTTACAAAAGAAACATAACTTGTTTCCCAATCATAATTGTGTATATTACAATGTAAATCTAAATATGTTTTGCTTGCAGTATTATATGTAAATTCTTTATTTAAAATATAATTTTTCTTAATGCAAATATTTTTAATTATATTATTTGCATCTTCTTGAGATGGTTTAGCTCGTTTTGAACACTTAGGGCAACCATTTCCACGAATAAATGATTTGTAATCAACATTCCAAACATGTCCATCAATATTACATCGTAATTTAATTGGTGTTGTATTACCAGTATAATCAAATGGTTCAATTAGAGTATAATTTGATTCTTTACATCGATTTTCTATATTTATTATTACATCAACTTTAGATTTTCTTTGTTTAAGATGAGATTTAATTTCCCCACATTTTGGGCAACCTCTATCTAAATTAATAAAATTTCTATAGGACATAAACCATTCATGGCTATCTTTATTACATCTTAAATGAATTTTTGATTGATTATTTTTATGCAAGAACGGTTCAATTAATATGTAATTATTTTTTTCACATTTATTTTTTATTAAAATATTTGCATCATCTTGTGTTATTTTTAAATTACCTGCACATTTTAAACAACCACTATTATGATTAATAAAACTATTGTATGTAACATACCATTCATGATTATCTTTATTACATTTCAGATGAATTTTTGTTTTACTATTTTCATATTTAGGGGTTTCCAATAATTTATAATCTAGTTCATTACAACGGTTTAATAACATTTCAATAAATTCATTTTGTGTTGGCTTAAGTTTTTTTGCACATTTAGAACAACCCCTTCCATTTCTAATAAAATTATTATATGTAACATACCATTCATGATTATCTTTATTACATTTTAATAAAATTTTACAATTCGTGTTCATTTTTAATGGAATATTTAATAATGTATATTCCCTTTCATTACAACGATTTTTTATTTTTTCCAAAAATTCTGAATATGATTTTTTTGCACAATTAGAACATTTAGGACATTTTGATTTTAAATTAATAAAACTTGCATATGATGTTTCCCATTCATAATTATCAATATTGCAATGAAGTTTTAATCTGGTTTTTCTCACATTTAAATATTCAAAATTTGATGTTAATGTACAATTAATTTCACAACAGCGTTTTATAACATTTGCGTTTGCATCTTCTTGTGTAATTTTTATTGTTTTTCCCATATAATGTTTATCTATAAATACTGCCAAATCATCAAAACATTTTTTATATTTATTAATTTCACATGACAATAATAAATATTATTATAATTTTAATTGCCAAATTGTCATGTAAATATACTTGGTATTAGATTTGATTTAATGCATGAAAAATAACTTTATTTAAAATTTTAAAACTATGTTAATGAAGTACAGTAAACCAACATCAATTCTTAGTAGTATTTTTGATGACAAATTTTTTGATGATTTTTATAATCATTCATTAATTAAATCAATTGATTGTGATATCAAAACGCCAATTCATGATATCATTGAAAATGATAATGAATATCAAGTCGAGTTTTCGCTTGCTGGTGTCAAAAAAGAAGACATTAAAATTGATATTGAAGATGATGTGTTATCAATCAAAGCTGAACGTAAAGAAGTTAATGATTTAAAATATAATCATAAAGAAACTTATTTTGGTAAATATGAAAGGTTATTTACTTTGTCAAATAATGTTGATAAGGATAATATTGATGCAACTATGGTTGATGGAATACTTAAAGTAATTATTCCTAAATTAAAGAACGATACTAAATTATGTAAGAAAACGATTGAGATTAAGTAGAAATTAAGAGTTTCAAAAATAAAAAGGCATCGATAATGATGCCTTTTTATTATATACCATAACCACTAGCATATAATTTTAGAACTTTTTGTTTAAATTCAAATATTTCTTCATTAGTTCTTGGTCTTCCATACATTGATGTTTTACCATCAATGACTGCTTTTTTTAGTTTATTCTTAAAAATTTCTTGTTCCATATGTTTTTATTTTATATTAATATACGCAAATAAATTAATTATGTTACAAAATTTCTAATTATTAATACATTATTTCTGTTTTATTTTTTTTAAGTTTACTTTTAATATAGTTAATTCTATTACTAATGGTACTGCTCGTAACATTAAATTCTTTACCAATTTCACCATAATTATAACCTTGAACGTATTTCATATTTAATAATTTAAAATCTTGTGGTGATATTTGTGTTGAAATATAATTAATAGAATTATTATTTTCAAATTCTGTGTTATGTGCTGAATATGTATTATTCATAAATGTTGATGATGCTTTATCTAACGTATTATCCATTATTGATGTAAAAGATATATCACTTGTTTTAAATGTTGTGGAATAAGAATTATTTCTCCACTTATCTATCATATAGTTTTTAGCAATACTGAAAACCCATGACCTAAATTTTGATTTTGTATCATCAAATGTATTTAAATTCATAAAGACTTTAATCATTATTTCCGATACACTATCTTCAATATCATTAAGATTAAAATATTTCTTTTTTAGAAAACATTCAACAGATTTTTTATATTTATTGTATAGCTCTTTTTGCGCTTGTTGATTCCCATTCAAAATATTTTGAATAAGTATTGTATCTTCTTGCTCTGTTACGATTGTCATAAGGCTTACTTAATTTACTCATAAAATAATCATTATTATTTAGTTTTCTTGCAGTATATAGCGTTTCAATTACTTTATCCATTCCATAATCTTTTCTAAGTTTATCGATATCCTCTTTAATTGGTAATTCAACAATTCTAATTCTATCTTCACAACCCACATAAATTGTAAGTAATGTTTGACATAGTAATATTGCATTCTTTATTGCATCAGGGTCTAATAATACAATTATTTTTGGTTTTAATTCATTTAATTTATTAAATAATGTTGTAGATAATGTTTTACCTAATAATGGAATTGCATTGGGTAATGAGAATGCATCGAAAACCCCTTCGCAAATATAAACTGTTGAATCCCAATTAATATAACCTTCATTAAAAATAATTTTATTTTTATCAATAGTTGGATTCTTATACTTCATCTTCTTCTCTTTTTTATCGTAAGTACGAGAAATATAATAATTTAACCCAGCATTATCATAAGATGGAATAATTATTCTTTTAGCATATTTTCCTGTTGTACAAAAACCAAGCCGATATTTTAAAATTATATCTCTACTTATTTTTCTATCATTAACAAGATAATTATATGCTTCGAAATGTTCTGGATTTCCTTCTTCCATTTTAGAAAATAATATCATTTCTTCTGGAAGACGTATTTGTATGTATTCTTCTTCCTCATTATTATTTTCATATGAATAACTACCACTATTATAGATACTTGCGTATGATTTAAACAAATCAATATCTGACTTGGAACCATATAGATAGATAAGACGTTTTAATGATCCACTGAATTTAGGCTCACACGACCAACATCTAAACACTAGCTTAGATGTTGATATTTCAAGATTTCTTTTATTACCTCCACCACAGATAGGACATTCGGCCTGTATTTGTTCGGATACACCTAACCCTTTAGCATCAGGGAAAATACTACCAATTATGCTGTGAAATTCTAAACCTTTTATCATACCACAAATATAAAAAAAATTTGCCTTATAACCTATAAGTTTTAAGGCAAATCAATTTAATTTATTTTAATTGTTAAAATTTTCTAACACTTTCTAGGAAAGGAAAGAATATTATTAATCGATTTAAGAAACCGGGACAATAAATTCTAAAATTACCAATATTTGTTATTGGGTCACTACCTAATTGAAGGTGATTATTTTGCAATTCATTAAATAATTCAATTACTTTTAATTTTATTGCTTCATCTCCACCGCCATTTTTAAGTCGTTGATTTTCTTCAAAAATTCTTGAATAATCATCTTTAGCAAGAATTAATTCTGCTTTTAGATTTTCATTAGATTCTGAAAGTAGTTGAACTTGTTCTTCAAGCCATTCTATACCTTGCTTTTGTTCTTTATTTTCTTCAACTTCAGATATTGTTTCTTTCTTTTCAAGTGTCAATGGTACGTCATGAAGTAATTCTTCTACTGCTGCTTTTGCTTTTAAGTCACGTTGTTCTGCTGGACTAATAGGCTTTTTTGTTTCTACTACACTCGTAGATACTTTATTGCCTTTTGCTAATTTTGTTAAATTTTTCTCTTTTGCCATTATTTTATTTATTAATGTTTTCTAAGTTATTTTTCAAAAATTCTTCAATATTTTTAACTGTATATGGAATTCTAATCAAACGAATATTATTATTTTTACAATATTCATCTTTAATTTTATCTGTTTGTTTTAAATTTATAAATTCAATTAATGCTTCATCATCAGGCGTTAATTTATTAAACTTTACTAATTCAAAATGTTGTTTACCATCATATTCAATGATTATGTTTAAATCAGGTAAATAAAAATCAAAAGGAAGTTTATATTTTTTTCCTACACAATCATTAAATTTTTTCTGATGTTCAAATTTAATGTTATTATTTGTCAAATAATTAATTATTTGTTGTTCACCATTACTACATTTACATTTAGGACAACCGCGACCACGTAAATGATTACTTGCATTTTGAAAAAACGAACCATGTTTTGAACAAATAATTTCTATCTCATTTCTATTTGAAATATAAATACCGTTAGAATAATCATATTTATCACCATGAACTTTTTTTGCTTTTTCAATAAAAATATCTTTATTACATTTAGAACCATTACATAATGAACAACCACACCCATCAATATGAGAATTTGGTTTTTGTATGAATTCACCATGTTTAGGACAAATTATTATAATATCTGTGGTATTATTAATATAAACAACTTTAGTATAATCATACTTATCACCATGAACATTTTTTGCTTTTTCAACAAATTCGTTAGTATTTATTTTTACACCACCATTACATTTTGAACATCCCTTGCCAATTAAATGAGATTTTGGAACTTGTGTAAATTCACCATGTTGAGAGCAAATAATTATAACGTCAGTTTGTCTATTAATATAATCAACTTTAGAATAATCATATTTATTACCATGAATTTTATTTGCTTTTTCAATAAATTCATTAGTATTTGACTTTAAATTTCCAGAACAAATTGGACAACCTCGACCACGTAAATGTGAATCGGGTTGTTGTTCAAATTCACCATGAATTAAACATACAATTTTAACTTCTGTCCTATTATTAATATAATTAACTAATGAATAATCATATTTATCGTGATGAACATTCTTGGCTTTTATTATAAATTCTTCTGTTGTTGATTTTCTTGACATTAATATTTTAATTATCTCAATCTATATCTAAATTAGCATTTAAATGAGCTTGCAAACCTAATTTATCGTTCCAAATAAAAGCATCTGCAGCTTTGATGGAACCTATAAATCCACGGGAAAAATGCCACTGGTCCGTTCCTGCCAAACTTGACAAATATCTAACTGTAACACCAAGGTCTTCATTTAATATTCTTTCTTTATTATCAGTCACACTATATTTAATATTTCTTTTACGATGAATATGCGCTAAGTGCCATTCATGATATTTAGTATCAGACCAATATGGCTTTGATTCAACATCAGTTGCCATCAAAAGTGGTAATGAACTTTCTTTTTCTTCACTACCATGAGTAAATCCCAATAAAACATCACCAAAATTATAATATTTTCTTAGTGTAGCATTATTATTAACATTAACTTGTGGGTCATTATTAAACCATGCTTCTAAATAAGAACCCATATAATAAGACCTCTCCAAATCATGATTTCCCGGTATAATAAGAACATCTATTGGAACTCCAATTTGTTTTAATATATTTATTCCATCAATTAATAATTTTACGCCTAAAGAAAATGTTTTCCTCCATCGGAGATCTTCGTCAACCGGGGTCCCCTTCGTTGTAGTATTTAAAATAGTATCGCTATTAAAAAAATCGTTACCAAGTGGAAATAAAATTCTATTATACTTAAAACCAGATGCATGACGTAACAGAGTTTCAATTGCATTTTTAAATCTAGTACTAGCTATTTTAACGTCAAAATCTTCACCAGTTTCTTTACCCCAACAAAGTTTACCAAGATGTAAATCGAATATTGAAATTTCGAGTAGATTATTTTCTTCAGATTTTTTTTGTATTTTTGGTGTAACATTTAAAATAGGTGGTTTATATGTTTGTGCCATGTCAGCAAAAACTTTTTCTATATTTATTACTTCACTAGTTTGAACATCTTTTTCAAGACGAGCTTTTACTTGAAAATTTTGAATTGTTTGTGGATTTTCTTTTTTCCATGAAGTAACATCCCATTTATTAACCACAAAATCTTTAACTTTCCAAATATCTAAATCAATTTCTGCTACCTCAAGTAGTTTATCGAGAGTTTTTATATGATTTGCTGGATAATTTGAACCTGTTTTCCATTCGACTTGAATTTCATTTCCATTACCAGTGATAATTGTTTTTCCATCATTACTTTGTTTTTCTTTGTTTGTAATATTATCATCATTAGCACCAAAGCCACGATAATATTTATATTCTTCATATGCATTATTAAATAAAGTAAATAAGTCATCATCCAAATTATTATTTTCATAATAATCATAAACCAATGCTTTAATATTTTTAACATAAGTATCGGAATACCCACATTTAACTGAGGCTTCCTTTACTGATAATTGATTTTTTATTGCATAATTAATAACTTCTATTGCCTTTTCAATTCGTTCTTTTTTCATATTATAAAATTTTAAATAAATTTATATTTTTGACAAATCTATAATAAATTTATAGATAATGCAAGGGTTTATGGTAATCCAAGTTCATTTTTTAATCTTATTTTAATATTTTTTTCAAAATATGGAATTCTAATTAAACGAATATTATTACTTTTACAATATTCATCTTTAATTTTATCTAAATATTTTCTATGCTCCAATTCTTTTTCTCCACCAAAATATTCAATTGGTTTGTAATGTAATATTCCATCATATTCTATTGTAATATTTTCATTTAGTAAATAATAATCGAAAGGTAGTGGATATTTATTTCTACAATCTTTAAATCTTTTTTGTTTGATATATTCAATATTATTTTCATCTAAGAAATTTTTTATTATTTTTTCACCTTTAGAATCTTTACAAGTAGGACACCAACAATTATGATTTTTTATTAGATGATATGGTGCAGACCATTGATGACCAAATTCACATTCCCATATTAAATTAGAATGAGCACCAACATATTTTTCTGATAAACATTTACCATTTTTTTCTTTTGCAATTTCTTGCATATATTCAATTGTTTTTATTTTCGAACCTGAACATTCTAAACACCAAGTTTTTGCTGACTTAACTTTATTTGGTGTTGCATCCCAGATATGACCATTTTTGCATTTCCATTTTAAATTGGTACTATTGTTGATATATGTGTCGCTTAAACATTCTCCACCATTTTCGATAGCTAATTTTTTCATTTCTTCTATTGTTAATGGTATGTTTTTATTAGCACAGATAGAACACCAAGTTTTATTATTTTTAATGCACTCAGGAATTGTTTTCCAAATATGACCTTCACTACATTTAAATTCTAATTTACTTTTACCATTAATATAGATGTTACTTAAACATTCACCACCTCTTTCATTTGCTATTATTTTAAATATTTCGATATTTAATTTTCTTTTTTTGAACATTTTCATATAAAAACATTATTATTTTCCACTAAATACTTAATACTGTCTTCAATTTTTTTACATTCATCGATAAAATAAACTTCATGTTCAATAGATAAATCGAACCATTCCCCTTCTTTATGTAGATGTTTATATCTTCGATGTAAAGTACCCTCTATTTTCTCAGCAAATTCTGTTTGATAAGTATTAATTAATTTTAATGGCGAAGAATTTCCTGTTTGTAATGTCAATAGTCTTTTATTAGGATTTTTGGATATACCTATTTTATAGTAACCGTCTTCTTGAGATTGAATTAAATATATGTATTTCATTTAAACCAAAGAATAATTAATTTTATATTGATAAATATCTTTTTTTCCAATTTTCTTTAGTAAGAATACCTAAAGTAATTAGACCAGAAATTGAAACAACATAACTATCAGACATATCGTAGTTTATATCAGATGGAGTTCCATTTTTCTTATAAAACCATTTAACACTTTTTTCTAATTTTGTTACCTTTTCCCAAATATATTCTTTTTTTCTATTTTTATATTCTGGTGGAAATGATAATACTTCACAAATTTCACCCTTTCTTTTTTCAGTATGAACTAAATCAACAAGAAATGATTTACGACAATCATATACACTAATCTTTTTTGGATATAAATTAAATATCTGATATAAAATATAAGTACAAATTCCATTAAATCCAAATAGCATGGATACTGTATTGGGGTTGTTGCTACCACCCAAAGGTTCTTCTATAAAAATATATATTATTTCGCCATTAAGTTCATTCAATATACGTTCTTTATATTCTTCCACATATTTTCTAAATATTTCTGCTTTATGTATAATTCTATCCACAACGGGAACATCTTTATCTGTTTTTAATTCAAGATGTTTTAATTCAATAAGATTTCCTTTTTCATCCATTAAACAACTACCAATATTTGTGGTACTTATATCTAACGACCAAATATATTTTTCCATAAATTATTTATGTGATTCTTCCTAATTTATTTTTTGTTCTTTTAATTCATCAATCATTTTCTGAATTACTTTAGGGCTATCTAAGTATAGTTGAATTAAGTCTTCGATAATACCGCCAATTTTTAAACTTTTTCCTTTACAAAATAATTTAAATTTATTGTGTAATTTACCATCAATAATTATTGACTTTGGAACTATTTCATTGTTTGTGATTAAATTTTCCATATATTTTTATATAATTTATAATAAATACTAAGAAATTATAAAAAAATATAAAAGATGATGATTTATTTAAAAATCAATTGCAAATAGAAGTGTTCTAGAAATTGTTGCATCTTTTGGTACTGGATTATTTAATTTACCGATAGCAACTAAATTTTTATTATTATCATATAATGCAACTTCACTAATATAAACTTTAGATATACCACCATCCCAGCTTAAATTAGTGCTTGAATTAAATTCATTTAAATTTATATTGATTGCCATGTCTAGCGTATAAACATCGGCTTTAATGTCAGTAGTTACATTTCCAAAAAAATATTCTTCATCACCAAAACATAATTGATTTGTTTGGCTTGCCGAAGGATAATTAAGATAATCTAAATCATATGTTGGATATGTATCATAGTCTTTTAATGGCACTTTAAATACTATACTTGTTAAATCATCTTTTGTTAATGGATTGTGATAACCAACTATTTGATTGGTGACATCAAAATATTTCCAATCTGTTGATACTGGTTGGGGTATTGAAGTTCCTACATTAAGTATTTTTTGTACTAAAATATATATTCTTTGAACAGTATATCCTGTTCCATTAGTAGTTGTATTACTTAAGAATTTAAAATCACTTGCATTTACAAAATTAACTCGAATTTCTTCAATATTAATATTTGTTGTAGTAAGTTGCATATTATTAATATAATTACAATGAACCGTTCTTCCGTATCCTGCAGTACTTCCTGTTGGAATTAATGCGTATGATGTATATATTGTGTATGTATCTGCCATTTTATTTTATGTGCTAATAGTATAATTAGGAAGAGTCCAAGACCTATTTGACTTATATGACATTGCAAATAATAATTCTTGATCTTCTATAACAAATATTTTTAATTCAGGAAAAACTTTACCAACAGAATATGGGGTTAACGATGTATCATTAACATCAATAAGATAATAATATGGTGTTCCTAATCCATGATTAACATTTGATGAACCAGTTAAATATAATGGACTTCCATTTGGTGAATATGATTTTAGTGTAAGACCTAATGTAGTACTTGTGGATTTATGCCACATTATTGTAGGGATTTCCAATATAGTTGTTTTTAATAAAAATCCTTCTCCATATACATTAGCAGGAGATGTATTTGTATAATGAATAATACCTAATTTTTTGTAAATTGGTGCTTGATTTTGAATATATGATACAAAATTACCAAATGCTTTATTTTTAAATTGTGTATATTTTAAATTTGCTGCTTTTACTCCTGCGATTTCTTCAGTAAATATTATCGACATATTCCAAAATGGAAATATAATTGTTGGACATTGACTATTCTGTAAAAAAGATAATACACTTTCATCAAGATATTCTGTTGGTGACATATTTGATATTGTATTACCACTATAATTAATAGTATTATAGTAAATCATTGCACCAGCCATAAGTGTTGCTGAAAGTCCTAAACCACTAAAATCAGGCAATTCTCTATCAACATCAACACTAATTGAACCACTTGCTAATGAACCTGAATTAATATTAGTAATTTTATACCATAAATTTGGTACTGGATAATTTTTGTTATTATTATATCCTAAAGTACTATTTTTTAATGTCCATTTAACAAATAATAAGTCACCAACTTTGGGTTCATTTCCACTTGTACCATAGTTCGGTGCTTTTAATAATGTAAGAGTTAAACCACCTGCAACAGTATTTACTTTAATTTTTATATCTGGTTGTTTTACGTGGTTGCTATCAACAATATAAGAACTACCACTATTCGTAAAAAATCCAATAGAATCAACATGATTTTCAACATCATATGATGTAACAGGTACTGTAGATATTTGATTATATGGGTCACCACTTAAATTTCTTGGAATGAAAGATAATAAATTAGGATTCTTATCAACTGGTTTTAATATGTTTGAATTAAATGTTGTATATCCAGTAGAAGCTAAATTAACTGCATTATTATAATCATAATCAATTTCACTATCACCAACAGTATAATAATTAAAATTTAATTTACCTTGTGATAATAATTCTCTACCTTTTGACGTTAATTTTATATTTATAACTACTGGGTCTTTTTTTTCAATAAATGCCATTTAATCATTTTTTTATAAATACATCTAAATTTATTTTAATTTATATATAATTATATTAATTATGTTGTTTGCTGGCATTGAATATGACCATATCCAATACCAGAAGCATTTTTAGCAAACGCTCTATAAAATGTTGCAGTGTTTGGGGAAAGACCACCACCAGCATTATTAAAATTAACCCCAGCATTTATTGATGAACATGTTGATGATTTCTTAACAAAAGCAGGATAATTCGAATAAATTAAATTTGTATCAATTTGGCATGAACCAATTTGTGCATATAATAAACCATATTCAACAATTGGACTATCACCAATACTACTAGCACTACTATTACATATAAAAATACTATATGCAGTTGGTTCTTGTGCAACACCAGTATTTACTGTAGGTGGAATTGGTGGTGGATTTAATGTTGTACCAGTAAGTATATTCCCATAAAATGCAACACCATTAAGCATAAAATATGCTCGATATTCATATATTGTACTTGCAGACAAAGAAGTTATAGTCCAATTATAAGTATTGGCTGAAAGAGGTCCGGGCTGTAAATTTGTTGTACTCCAAGGTATTGCCATTTTATTTCATTTTATTATAAATACTCATTTTCATTAAAGTTTTATTTTGATGTTGAGCTAATTATACAATTTGGTGTACCAACAGAATAATTCCCAACACAATTTGTAACACTACCAATCCAAAGATTAGCAACACTTCTACTACACGTATTATTACAACTTGCAGCAGATGTATATAAATGCAATTCATCCCCATAACAAATTAATTTTGTACCAAATGAACCACAATAATTTTGTGCAGTTTTATTTGATAATGCAGCACAATGCCATCCCGGAACTAATACGCCATTACATGTTACACAAACAAATGTTGGTGTAAATGAACATGTACTTGCTCCATTACACATAGCATAAGAAATGTTTACATAAAATTTATCTCCACATAATGGTTGACTTATAACACCATCCTGTGTGGCATATGTTGCAGAATTACATCCACCACAACGAATTGTTGTTACTGGATGTGTAAGTATTCCCTTTTGTTCAAATTTTACAATTTGAGGTGTTCCAACTGTTGGTGTATATACTGTGCAACCAGTTCTTGCAACATTCGTTGATTGTACAAAAACAGTTTGTGTTATTCCAGCAGGTGTTGGTGGATTTGGGGCTTGTGGTGTTAACCATGTTATTGGTGTTGTTCCACATACTGTAGATACAGTAAATGTATTACTTGTTTTACCAACAATTGTTACATTACATACTTGTGATGTATTTGGAATATTGGGAAAATATGTAGGTGTTACCTTAAAATCTGTGGTACTACCTATTGGTCTATATTGCATACCATAATATTGAATGTCACCATAGCGTTGAATTGCATAGCCACCAGTATTAACAATTGAAGTTGTTGTAGTTGAAGTATTTTGTTTTGTTTTACCTGATGGATTTGGTGGAGTTTTTAAGGTTTTTAATGTTAATGTATTACCTGTACTTCCTAAAGCATATGCGTTTGAATGAATCACTGCTTTATAATTATAATTTATATTTTCAGTTAAACCTGTAATAGTAAAATTAAATGTATTTCCAGTGGGAGTACCCAATATTAATTGATTTACCCAATTACTAGCACTTGATTTCTTATACATTACTCCATATTCATCTATAAGTCCATATCCCATAATATTTTTACCACCAATATTTATTAATGAACCAATTCCTGCAGTACCAGCATTTGTTTCAACATATAAATCGACTGGTGATGGTTCTAGATTTTGTTTTATCATAAACATAGAACCATCGTCACCTAAATATTGAATTGTTGGTCTATCAGTTAAATTACCAATTCCAATTAATGAAGAACCTGATAAACTTTGTGGTACATATACATAAGTAGTTGCTGACGAAGAAACATTCGTACCTCTTTTATATGTAAATTTTTGTTTAGTAAACACAGTATTTCTAACTAGTAGTCCACTTCTTTTTAAAATAATTGTAGTTGGTAATAACTGGTCAATAAATTTTTGAAAAAAAGCATTATATTTACTTAAGAATGGATATAAATTCTCAAAAGAATATCCATTTGAATGTAAAGTATTACTTGTTGGAAGTAATGACCTTTGTGAATACATTTCATAAATTCTTAATAATGTTGGATACCAACCACCTTTAAAATCCGATATTGTTTTTCTATTTCTTGCATTAATCATTTTTCTTTTAATTAATTCAATAAATTCCAAAAATGATAACTTACTAATATCACCAATACCAAAACTATCTGAAACAACTGGTGTAAACGCTGCATTTCCACCAACAAGATAATAAACACTAAGAACTGTACCATATTTAAGACCACTAGGTAAAAAGACTTCATATGGATTCATTATGTTGATATCATAATCTTTATATGGTTCTAATGCAATTCCATCAACCAAAAACTTAATATCTGATGCATTATTTGCTTTATAATTTAATTTATAAACATATTTATTTGCACTATTATTATAATATATTTTACTATTATTAAAACTATCAATTCTAACGATTTCACTTCTTGCATTTATGTCATTACTACCTTGAACTTCAACGTATGCGACTTGAACTTCAGGATTAACAGCTAAAAAAGAAATAACATCAGTATTTTGTAAAATGATTTGACTATATCCTGTTGTATTATTTGGGTCGATAATATAATCAGCAGTAAATTGAGAAGTACCCTTTGTTAATGCAATTCCATTTATTGTTACTTGTACATCACCACGTGGAAAACTAGGTAATGGTATATACGTAAATGGGAATTGTGGTTTAATACGTGTGACAATATACTGTACAGTTATTCCTGTAATTGGTTGTGTTTCGCCACTATAAATAAATGTTGCTTGAATAACATCTCTACGATTACCAGAATTAGTAGCATAATTGCCATTTAATATTGTAAAACTATTTCCAGAAATACTATAATCCGCATTATTTAATATTCCACGAGTAGTACCAGTTTTTGGTGCTTTTAATAATATACCATTATAACGAACTTCTAAATCACCTTGTGTTTTACTATAGGGTGTTGGAAGTTGAAAAGTATTTTGTATTCCAGTATAATCTAATGATATGTTAACATAAGAATATGGCAACGTATAACCACTATTATTTGCTGGAAAATCTGTGTTTTTAATATAATCATAAACATCATATTCAATACCACGTGCAATATCTAATGCAATATCAACCTCTTTTGTATTAATTATAAGTTTACTATCTTCTTGATAATATTGTGGTGTATCATAATGAATTCTTGTTGTTGCACCAGTTTGAATCCACGATTTTTTATTATCAACAGTTGCTGAAAGATTAAATCCTGCAGTACGAAAAACATTAAGATATGCTTGACCACTATCAGTATCGCCAGAAACCTGAAAATAAAAATCATTAGTTTCTAATGGTGCAACCGGATACCCACTATTATCATATGGTAATGAATTTGATGGGAAATCTTGTTGATTTATATTAACACTATTTGGATTAATTTTACCTTCAACAGTATAAACATATTCAGTTATATTAATAAAAGGTTCGGGTATACCTATAATTAAAAATATTGATTTAATTGCTTCACGAGTACCTTTTGATTTCCAAAAATAATTAGTATTATTTAATATTCTCCTCCACAATTCAATATCAATTTCTGCAGGTAATAGATTTTCATTCAAATTTCTTTCAACGTCACTTACAGTTAAAAAATTTTGAACTAAATTTTCTTCATTAACTAATGAAAAATAATCCCATCCAAATGTGTTAGATAAATTTTTAATCAATTGGTCTGGTATATTATTTATTTTATCATAAGTAATTTTATTAATATAAACAAGTGAATCAATAAATTGTCGTAATTGGTCAAATTCTCTACCATAAATTCTTAATAATTTTGTTATTTTGCCTTCTTCTGTAAGGTCATAAGTTTTAAGTGATGTTGGTGTTAGAAATCTTGCAATTAAATCGGTTTTAACTTTATCGAATTTTGCTCCAATTGTTAATACTGTTTGTAAAAATTTTTGATAACTTGATGTATTAATATCGATGTTGTATTTATCGGATGTTGTCCAAAGTATTGTTGTATCTGAATATATAATACTACCATCATCAAGTAATGTGGGTTCTTTTAATGTAAATTGAAAACCATTATTATTTACTCTTTGTGAAATAATATATTTTTCATAATCACTAAGTAATGCCCTAAATTCTTCAAAATTTGTTGTATTTGGCTTTAAATGAAAATTAACATTACCAGTTTTAATTTGATAACTATCAGTATCACCAGTTTTTATAAAAAAGAATGGATCACCAGTAACTTGCACTTTTAAATAATATTTCGAAAGTGTATACATACTATTTGCAGTATTTCCAGTAAATCCAATTATTGGATAGTAAGATTCTGGTGTAAATGGTAACCAAATTACATATTCGTCATAAGAAATATTTAAATTTTTATTATTATCTGATGTACTTGTATTTCCAGAATTAAAAATTAATCCAAATATATTTTCAGTATATGCCGTTGGTACATAAAATGTTGATGTATTTGCTGTTGCATTATATGAATAACCAGAAAAGGTAATGTTACCACCACGAATTTTTTGTGTGTTTACATAAAGACTTCCGGGATACATGAGAATAATATTTTCTATTGAAACCCTTAGAAATTCATATGCTGAACCAAATCTAACAAAAGTATTTAAATCTGATTTATCTAAATTTAAAACAGCATTAGTTGTATTTGTTTGTAATATTTGTGACTGAACTGTTGTAACACCCATTGTTTCCAATGTAACTGGACGAACAAATGAACTAAGAGTGTTTGTATAATCTATTGTTGTCTTACCATCAAAATTCGATGTAACATTAAAACTTCCAAAAGTAAATATCGTTTTTGAAGGAGAATCGTTAAAATATGTACCATTTAAATTTTGATCTAAATTTGTGTTTATTACTTTTACTTTTGCCACAATCTTTATATTTCTATATAAATACGATAAAAAAAAGAAACCCAATCATAACTGTTGGGTTTCTTTTTAATTTAAAAAATCTTATTGTAAATCGCTTATAATTGAATCAAAATTCTGACTTTCGTCCACGTTACTACGTAACTCTTTCACTTCATATAAAGCCGAGGTGTCGTCAACTTTATTTTTTATCTCATAAATATTAAATTGTTTTGTTATAACTCTATTTTCATCATAATATGTTAATATACCATTGTCAACATCTTTAATTTGTTCACCAGCAATTATACTTGAAAGAGTATCAATTGTATTAGCAACTAAATCAATTTCAATTACAAGTGGAGAAAAGAAAGTGTTTGAAATAATAACTGTTTGATTAGGAACTCCGAGAAATGGTGAAACGTTTGGTTTAACATCAGAAGAACTACTTGGGGTTAATTGTAGAAATATTAGTGAACCACTATCATCAAAACGATATCTAATAGCTTTTTGACTAGTATTTCCAACATTTTCACTAACAGGAACAACTTTATTTGATGTTACCACATATCGAACAACATTTCTTATTTTATTGTTAGTTGTTGTATCGATATATTCAATTCTATAACCTTGTAATGCATTATTTGTTTTTAAATTTACAGGTAATTGATTGCTATCAAGTACAATTCCTCTCACACTTGGTAATGATGATAATACACTACAATCAACAATTGTTGTTATAAATTTTTTTGGTCTTATATATAATGTATATATTCCTAAACTTGAAAATACTGATGCAGGTAATCTTAAATTATATAATCCTTCAAGAAGATTTTCATTACCAGTAATTTGTTCTTCAGTTGGTAGATAATTATATGTTAAAACTTCTGATGTATTTATTTTAAAGATATCATTATTTAATGTTTCCCTATTGGGAATATAATTATAATAAATATCAATATCATCAATACTAACATCTGCTGGTCTAATATTACCGAATGTTCCTATAGCCATATTATTTGTTATTGATAATAAATAGTTGTAAATTAAATTTTGAATTCATTTAGTACTTCCTTTTCAAATTTATCAACTAAATAATAATTTTGTGAAAATTCTTTTTTTATTTTATTTTTCATTAGATCAATATTATTACTTTTAAATCTACTGTCAAACCACATGTGTGTATATTTTTTCATATTGGCTGCAACATTATTACCTGAGTATCCATTAGCAACAATGATATCATGAGGTAAAATTTCAAATATTTTAAATTTATTATTAACTGCTACTAAATATAATAACAATTCTTCTAAAATTATTGTTGGAAGTCTGGATTTATCAATATTTTTTAATTCTCCTTTTTTCGTTGCTTCATATATTTTATCAAAAGCTGTATAATAGATTGATTTTACATTATTTTTAATTCCAAATGTTCCACAACTTGTAAATCTGCCATCATAGCTATCTGGATTTGAAAAAATATTATTATCAATCAAAAATTCTTTATTATCATGTACAAAATTAATATCAACTGGATTTTGATAATGAGGTAAAATATCTTGAACTAAAATATCATAACTACCATCGATAAATTCACGAAATAAATCATCGAAAATAAATACATCGGAATCCACATGAATTAAATCATCCGAAAATAATTTCATTGCATCAATTTTATATATAGACCAAAAATCGATATCATTTTTATTTTCCATAAAAATTATTTCATCATATGGAATATATTTTATAAATGAATTATATGCTTCTTCATTACAAACCATTGTTACTTGTCCACAATATTTATTTAATGTTAAATAACTCAATAAAAATGAATAAAAATTTAAATAAGTATTTTTATTCTTACTGTATATGCTACCTTCATCAAATTGTGCAAATGATTGAACTATTTTCATTTTTTATGTATTGCTAACTATGTTAAAAAATTTACCACCAGCATATGTTGCCAAATCAATTAAATTTCTCACATGTTCTAATCTATAATTCGATTCAAATGCTGATAATTCTTGTCTGATTACAAAAATATCATCATTAATTTTTGGGTTACTAATAATATTTTCTTTATTAAAATCTTTATAGTATGGTACTTTAATAAAATCAGGACTATTAAATCCTTGTCCAATAAATTTAAATGTTGTGGTTGTTGCACTTCCAATATATTTATCAGTAAATTTAATCCCACCTATATAATAAACGACTGTAGAACCAGATATTGAATTATTATAATCAACACCATCATTTATAGTAGAACCACTACCAAAATACTGTTGAGAAAATGGAACACCTTTAGCATATTTTTTTAATTCAGCTAATCTAGTATTTGTTGTTGTTCCAGTAATTATCATAGTTATAGTAAGTTATTAATTCCAATTGGTGCAGAAAAACCATATGGATCATTTTCAAAAATATCTGCATCAAAAAAACCAAAATCATTTGCTTCTTGTATGAGACAAATTTTTATATGATAAAAAGCATTTAAATTGGGAATAATTACTCTACAACTACCTGTACATCCAGATGTTGTTCCAGTTGTTAATGACTGAAGTATAGTTTTTTTAATTATTTCCATTATTTCAAATTATTTATCTTATCTATAATTTTAACCAATCTTTTTACGAAGAAGAACTTTTATATCTTTTTCTGGAAATTTAATTTCAAACATTGAATTTTGCATTGAATGAATTGTATTATTAACAACTGAAATTTCACCAGTATTTGTATTACTAATTGATTGTGCAATTGTATTATTTGAATATTGTCCACCTACTTTATTATATACGGTTATTCCAATAACATTAATGACACCATTTGCATTTAAAATTTCTGTTTGAAGTTGACCTAAAAAAATATCTTGATTCATTTCATGTGAATTAATATTTAAATTATCAATAACTAATGATATAATGCTATTAGCAACTTGATTATCGGATATATTTTCAACATATACGTCAATATCAAAAGCTAAATTAATTATTTGACCATCTCTTATCTCAATATAATCATTAGTATTTCGATATTGAGATAAATATTCAGCAATGTTTGATTTTAATAATGAATTGCTTGTATTTGATAATTTATTGTTTGAGTCAATACCTAATATTGGAATTATAACTTTATTATTTTCTTTATATGCATTAGCACGAAATGGTGACCCGAACTTTCCGGGCATTTTATATACCTGCAATAAATAATCTGTTAATGCTACACATCTTCCTTGACTAGAAAAATTATATTTAATTAATTGTCTAATTTGTTCAACACTTAAACCATCATTTCCACCTATAGCTGGAATTGGGTTGGTTACTTTTAAACTTTTTTGTACTGTTTGATTATAATCTTGTCTTGAACCAATCACCTTAAAATTATATGAACCAAGTTGTGTTAGTACATTAGCACCAATATTTGAACTTACTCCACCACCTGTTCTATAACGTACAAATAATGTATAATTTGCCTTAAGCTTTTCACCTAAAGCAGTATTATTTAAAAAATTTTCAAGAAAATATGTGTTACTAACACCTTCTTTTAAGAATCCTTCTTTGAATGCATTTACGTCTGCATCACCTGAACCAAAAGTTAATTTACAATAACCTTGTGGCGTATATTCTTTAATGAATTTTTTTGTAACATCAATCCAAGTTGCAGATTTTAAACCTTGTGTGTTGGTATTTGCACTTGAACTTGTAGTGTCTTCAACAAAAACACGTTGCTGTGCTAAATAATCAACTTCAAAAAATCTATTATTAATATTATAAAATTCACTAATGTTTGGATTTGTGCTATAATTAGTACCTTCTAATAGTATTACACTTTCAATTTCAATTACGTCTGGGTCTGGCAATGTTATACTTAAAAATGGTATTACGTCTGTCGAATTAATTATTTTTTTATATATACTAGTTCCACCATTAATTACTACTTCTCTTTTTGTAATGAAATAGCTTACGGGTATACCATTAGAATCTAAATTTGGTATTATTCTACGATTAGAATCTCCTAAACTACTAAATGGTGAATTCCAATCAATTATTGATTGTGTTTCAAATATTTTACCGCCACCAATTACTTGCGCCCCCATATCTAAAACAGGATAATATGATGGGTCTGGAGCATTACCTAAAACTGGAATTACTGCTGTAAAATCTACAACAGTTACACTTGGTCTTCGTGCTGGTATGTTAAACCCCATGTTTTTTGCAATATTTAATATTGACGATTTTAATTGTGCACTCTCTAACTGTGTTTCCAAAAAAACCTTATCTGTGTTGATACTCAAGTTGTTAGCAACACCAGCATTTAAATCAATTAAAATGGAACCAACATTTGAATCACTAAAATCACCAAATATCTCAGGATAACCTTGTTGTATATAACTAATGAGGTCAGTACGAATATCACTAAAAGTACGTGAGTTATATTGAATTATATTTGTTGTATTGTTTGCCATTATATTATGTTTTTTTAAATTTCTTTATTGTTATTTATATTATTTTTATAGTTTAAAAATTTAAATCGACACTTCCCACGTCATTAAGTGCACCTTCAATATACACAAATTTAACATTAACATTTATTTGATTATCGGGCATTGATTGTCCACTATCATCAATAAGTGATTTAAATGTTACTGAAGTTATTTTAATTTCTGGAATATATAATGAAACAGTATTTTTAATTTCTTCCTCAATTTGGCTTTCAGTTAAATCATCAGTTGGTTCAAAAATATATTTTAATAAATTAGTACCAAAATCTGGTTCATAAAGTCTTTCATTTTTTTGTGTTAATAATAGTAATATCAAATTAGAACTATATGAATCTTTAGTAACTTGATTCATTAATAAAAATGAATTAGTTTCTTGGTCATCTTGAAAGGGATAATTAATATTATATGAATTCATTATATTTAATTTTATTATAAATACTATCTAAACAAAAAATCCCGACAGTGTGCCGGGATTATTAATTATTTGAATATGTTAAACTAATTTTACACTTCTTTTGGTTTTCTGCCTCTCTTGCCTTTCGTTAATGCTTTTAATTCATCTTCTTTCTGTTTTTTTGCATCGAAAAGACTTTTAATTGATTCGTGTAACTTAATAATTGGCTCATGTCCATATTTTTGCAATACACCAGTATGGGTATTAAAATCAGGTTTTTCTAATGAAACTGAATCAGTATCACTAACACATACACCTGCAATACACTCAACAATTGCAATTTCTTGTAAATCTTTTGGTAATTGTTCAAAAACTTCTTCGTTGAAAATTACAGCAAAATTAATACCGTTACTCAATACTTCTACAAGATCGTTAGTCTTAACGATTTTACAAAGTTCCTTTTGTTTATTATTACAAAGAACTTCAAATTCAAGCCAATTTTTGATTGATGTTTTGTTTTTAATTTCATCAAATAGATTAATCATTTCTTCTGATGCTTTTTCAATTTTTGCCATTTTTTTTATATTTAATTGTTAATAATAAAATTATTATTTTTTGTATTTTAAATTAATTTGATTAATTTTTTCCAGTAAATTATTAAACATTGGATTTTTTTCTTCAAATTCTTTTTTAAATTTTACAGTAAGTTCATTAATATAAGTAAACATATCTTGTATGGTTAACTCAACCATATTTTCAATTTCATCTAATGTTAAAAGTTGCTTATCTATCATATTAGTTAAATCTGCAACTCTTTTGTTTTCATTATCAATCTCTTTCATTTTCTGCATATTCTTTTCATACTCAGAATTAATTGTAATAATTTCTTCTTCATTTGCAGTTTTAACACCAGCTTCTTTTAAACGATTATTAATCGATTTTTGTATATCGCTATCCACAATATTTTCATTGGGCTTGGTCATTGTTGAAATCTTTTCTTCTGCTAATTTATTGATTTCAATAATTTTTTTAGCTGCTTCTGAATTAAATTCACCAGTATCTACAGCTTTTTTAAGATTTTCTAAAAAATTTGAGTCTCCCATAATTTTGTTTTTAATATTTACTTACTACTTCCATTTCAATTCCTTCGAATTTAAGGACTTCATAAGTATTGTTATGTATTATTCTTTTTATAAAATTCGTAATTCCAAATGCTTTTAATTGACCATATTCGTCTTTAATGAAAACTTCTTTAACATCTAAAATTTCTTTAAAATCTTCTGAGTCATCTAGTAATTCCGAAGTCTTAAATTTAATTGGTATGAAAAATTCTAATATTCTATTTTCAAAACTAGTTTTTTTAATGTGTAAATATTCAGTTAATTGTTCAATTTTATTTACAATATTTTCATTATTATGTGTTACATTAATTGGAAATTCAAGTGATTTTGATTTTTTTATTGTGTCCTGTACTTCATATTCAAAATCAGAATCTTCCTTTTCAGTTTTTTCTACTACATTCAATACTTTTGCAAATCCAACCTCAATTGGTTTATTATTAAAAATGTATAATATTTCATACTTATCATCTTTAGTTCGTCTTTCTTCAAACTCTAAAGCAAGAACTTCACCCAATGTTTTACCTGCATTTTTATGTTTTTCATCAAAAAAACCATAGTGTTCATACCTACGACCATATTGGTCTTTCATACCATAACTCATACCATATTTATCTGCAGCAACTGCCATTTGATGTGGTGTTGCTTTTCGTATAAATTTATCTGATTTTTTAAGAAGTTCATAATAATCATTAAGGTAATTTTCATCTCGTTGTCCAGCATAGAATTTTTCCAATAATGGGTTACGATGTAATTTTCTTGTAGTTTTTTTATCCTTTTCTTGAATGTCAAGAGAATTGGCTTTAAGTATATCAATTTCTGTTGAATATAAAGCAATGCTAATATTAATTAGTATGCTATGAATTTTAATATATATCCAAAGTATTATATTTTGAAAAAATTTCTTCATTGTATTTGATTATGTGCTAAAATTTTTGATTCTCTCGAATTTTGTATTTTATAGTTTTAATTTTCTTTTTTTTCAATATTAATTAATTGTGGTATTTTATTAGTTGTACTACCAGTATTACCTAAATCAGTATTATCTTCTTTAGTTATTAATTCTTCTTTAGTTTTAGGTCTAAATTCTTCATTAGTTTTATTATAATAAATAATTAATTTTTCAAATTCATTAAAGAATTTTTTATGAAACATATCATCTCCACTAAGATTTTTTTTATCTGGGAAATCTTTTTGTAATAAATTATCTTCCTCAAGATTTCTTATATTATTATAAAAACTAATAACTTTTTCAAATTCATCGAAAAAATTATTGGAAAACATATTCCAAAATTTTTTATAATAATTTTCATATTTAATTAATTTTTCGTGTTCAATTAATTCATCACGTTTAATCATATTTTTATTTAGAATAACGCTTTCTGCTAAATAATTAGCAAACCTAGTTTCAAGACCGGGAAACATTTGATTAATATTATTTCTAATTTCATCAATTTCTGGATACTCTTTCTTGATATTTTCAAAATGCCGATTAGAGGGTCTTAGATCGATAGTCTCCATTTTATTGGTAACTACATCTTCAACGTTTTTTATTGTATCCGTTTTGTTCGATTTATTGATAACCTTTTTTTCTTCAATGTTTTTATTATCATTATCAATTATTGATTCTTCAATATATTCAATAATGAAAGGAACAATTTTTTTAATTTCTTTTCTTATTAGTTTTTTTATTTTAATTTTTTTCATAAGTTTAATTTTAAATTCATATAATTTTTAAACTACCTTTAATGTTTTTGCAACAATTGCTTTATAAAAGTCTGCACGTTTTTTTGTAACTGTCGCTAGGTTATATTCAACCTTGAAATCCTCATACAATTGCTCTCCAAGTTTCTTTCTTAAATCTGCATCTAATATAAGTCTTTTTAAATATTTTACCCAATATTTTGTTGGATTTTTTCCATCTTTAATTGGAATTAACACACAATTTTCCAAATGTCTTCCATGTACATTATATGGTGGAATATCAGAACATACTATTGGGAGTTTTCTTGTCCAACATTCAACTTGTTTAAGATTTGAATTATGATTAATTATACCATTACCATTATATTGATGAATATTTTCAACTTCAATATCATATACATCTTTTATGTTATATTCAATATTTTTAATTGTTGTACTTTGATTTTGATATGTAAATCTATTGCTGTGATTTTTTTCCGTAATTAATTTAAGACTATTTTGTTTTCTTTTTGATATAAAACCAATTTCTTTATAGAAAATATCTGAAGCATCTCTACATAATCTTAATGTATAATAATATCTATTATAATGTTTATTATATGCATAACTTATTTTAGATATAATATTAAAACCAAGTAATAAATATTGAATTTGTTTTACGAATATAATACTTTTTGTTGTAAATGACATTGATGATGAATTGGTTGTAACATTACCATCTGCTTCAAATAAACCACGTAAAAATTCTTTAACAACTGACTTTGGAGATTTTAATATAAAATATGGTACTTCAAAAACCTTACCTTTTTCATTTCTTAAATTTTCTTGATAACATATGTGTGCTAAATGTATTGATGGTAATCTGATATCAACACCAAATCCTTCTTTAATTACTGATGTTTTACATCTCCTATCTGGTATTTTTTCCACTAAAATTGGCATTAACCCCATTTCTTTTCCTAGCGAAACAATGTCATCAACAATATCAGTTTCTCTTTTATCACAAGAAATTGTTAAATAATTCCTTGAAAAATGACCATCCCCTAGCATATATCCGAA